TTACTCGGTTTCTATTTGGGTAGCCATTTTATCAGCATTCTCTTCCAATGAGACTTTTATATAATCCATCAAACTTTCAGCGGTAGTATGTCCGGTTACTTTCATTATTTGTATAGCGGAGTAGCCAAGTAAAAATAAATTTGTTGCACCGGTACGGCGTGCGGTGTGTGAGGTAATCAACTCGTATTTTTTTACCAGGCGCTCTTTGGTTTCACCACCTATGTTCTCAGTCAAAACTACTTCTTTGTCGATACCGGCCAGTTCTCCGATTTTTTTTAGTGCTCGGTTGAATGGCTGTTCTACTATTTTAGGTACTTTGTAATCATATTTCTGTAATAAGGTGTCAAGCTCTGGAAATAAGAAGGGGATCAATACGCGTTGCTTAGTTTTGATTTGTACTAAATCAATGACCTTGTTTCCGTTTCCTGTTGTTTGGATATGTTCAGGAGAGATTCTGCTGTAATCGCTGTAGCGCTGTGCTACATAACAACCGATCAGGAATACGTCTCTGTATTTTTCGTATGTTCCGGAAAGTGGTAAGTCTATCAACTTCTTCAATTCCTCAGTTGTGAGGTATATGTTATAAACTTTTTCTTTGACTGCTTTAAAGTTGTTTGATTGAAATATAGTGTTTTTACTTATTCCTTCTTCGAAAGCTGTATGTAGTACTGCTTTTATTCTTTTTATAACAGATCCTGTTGTATTGGTTCGGAATCCTATCTGATTACAATATTGGAGCAAACTGTTGTAAAAATCAATATCTATTTCTTCTATATTAATGTAACCTATCTCTTTTTCAAAATCAGTCAATAGCAATAGGTTTGATTTGTATGATTTGATAGTGTTGGGAGAATATTTTGTCCCTTTGTCGGTTAGATAAGTACCGTTTTCCATTCGGGTGACCACAGATGTAAAGTATTCGATGAAGCTAACCGGTTTTGCTTCTTCGATCATTTTGCGGCCTAAGAATTCTAAAAGCTTTCTCTGTATTACGTCGAGTGATACAGCATTATCTCTTTTTTGGTCAAGGATTAGATCGTTAACAAACAGATCAATCTCATCTAACCTGATAGAAAGAATGCTAAGCTCCTTTAGTAAGATGGGAGCAAGGTTTCTTAATAGTTTTTTGTTTGATATTGGACGCTGGTTTTCCTTATCCCAGTATTCCGGGATAATTGTTTCTGTTGTAGAGATTTTTAACCGTTTACCTTCCCAGTTGAGGAAGAGGTATATAAGGGTGTGTGTCTCTCTATTCGGTTCTTTTAATATGAATTTGGGCTCTAATCCTGCCATTTTACTTCGTAGTCATTCATGTTTAAATAATCATCTGGATCATCCCAATGTGAGATACCTAGTACTTTTCCTGTTTTGGAATCTTCCAATAATACATACTTATCTCCGTCGATGTGTATCGTATCCGGAAATGATGCGATCATAGCTTTTGCCTTGTCAATATTGAATACAGGGCATTCGATAATATCAAAACGTTCTATTTCCCTTTCTAGTTGTTTGAGTAGTTCTTCCTTGTCGACTTTCCAGAACTTCATTTTTTTGTTTGTAAACTTACCAAATGAGTACCAAAATTTAAAAGCACTAGCCGGGCATGAATTTTGTGGACCGATTGCATTAAGTTTACGGCATCCCCAACCCGGACAACGGTTATTGACCCAGCAGTGATGTTCTTTGTCCTCTGAACGTGTATATTGACCGTAACAGATGGCAATAGAGCGGTTATTCATTAAACATTTTTCCTTTTCCGGTAAATATATATTCAAGATTTATATTGTACCGCTCGTATGCCATGCGAATAGCATACAAGGGTACATTCATTGTGTTTTCAATCTCCATACGGTATATGTTAGAGGATGCGAGGCCGACGGACTCCGCAAATTGTTTTTTAGTTTTTATTTTCCTTAGTCCGATCAGCTGGTACATGATAGCCAGGAACCGGTCGGTTATAATCCTGTTTTCTGTAATCTTCTCGTTCGCTAACATATTATTTCGTTTTATATAAGAGATATAAAGCATTTATTTCTTTAGATGTTAATAATTGGCATATCTATTGGCAATAGGATATTTAGGGTTATATTTTTCTATTAAATCTTTGAATCCAGGAAAATCACAAGGGTGTGGATATATTTTGTTTATATCCTCTGTAATGTTTATGATTCTGTCTTCATCCGTTCTAGTTTGAATATAATAAGAAACTAATATTTTAGTCCCCATTTTATTATTTCCTCTACATTTTAGAATATAGGTATAAGATATAGCATCATTTACTTTATTTCTTATACTCTGTTCGATGGAATCTATTCCAGCTATTATTAACGAATCTTTCTTTATTTCTGAAAGACTACTTTCAATGGGTACATCCTTTTTAGATGCAATAGATTCATATTCAGATGCCATAAATTTAGAGTAGAGCTCTCTTTTATGGGTAATATTGTCTTTATAAGTGGTAGAATCAACAATTTCTAAGCTGACGAATTCGTAACTGTCAGGATCATTCATGTTTTTTGTGATCAATTCTTCTGCTTTCTGCCTGATAATATCATCCTGAGTGGTTTTCTTTTCATTACATGATGCAAAAGCAATTGTAATTAAGGATAAAAGTAAAAATGTTTTCTTCATGTTGTGTAATGTTTAATTAGTGATTTTTATTTAGGCACTTCTATGCCATGTTTTTTCTCATATTGTTTTACTTATTCTTTTGTTGTTTGACCACATTGAATAGTTGTGCTATATCTCTGAGGTCCACTGTAAAGTCTGGATAGATAGGATTGAAGGAATGACAGGTAATGATTCCTTTCTCAACATCATGGTCAACAATCTGTTTGAGTACAATCCCATCTGTCTTATGTACGATGACGAATGCATCCCATGCGTTGATATGTAATTTGCTTTTCCAGTAATCACAGCCTATTTCCCGGCAAAGCAAAATATCCCCTTGTTCATAGCTGTGCTTCATGCCGTCGTCCATGCTGTCGCCTCTGACTTCAAAGCTGATGTACTTACCTTTATATTCTTTGTCAACAATCCACGGGATTTTGGGAAGTGTTTCAATGTAGGCTACATCTGACCATCCCGCCATATATCCAGCTTGTGCATACTGATTTACGAGTGGAACCATCATAAGATATTCGTTTTGGATAGGGAGTGCTTCTTCTTTCTGTTCAGTTAGCATATTCCCTATGTCTGCTAGTAACCAAGATGCATTTATATTCTCAATTGAGTGTATTATGCTCTCTAAGAATTTAGCAGAAGGAACACTTTGTCTACTTCCTAATATATTGTTTACGCTAGTGGGCGGTTCATTTATCGCTTTTGCGAATTGGTTTTTATTTCCGTTAAATAGCTTATCTACAATAGTTTGAATTCTTTCCTGTATCGTCATGACTCAATTGAGTGTTAAATAATATCAATTTCAAGAAATAAAATCCTCAAAAGAGTTGTTTGTAAAACTCAATTGAGTATATTTGCAATGTGATTAACAACAAACAATAATCACAATACAAAGTAAATAGCAAATATAATCATTCAAAATGACTAAATGTAGTCAATTTGATAAAAAAGTATCCGATATGAGACCGTTAGATGACATTAGAATTGAATTTAAAGCTGACGAAGAACAAAATTCATTTACGATTGAATGCTATAGAAATGGCAAGCTAGTTTATTCTGAGATGATGGAGGTAAGTATATATATGAAAATGTGTATGTATGAAAATCCTGTTCATAAAATAGTATCTTTCCTAAATCCTCACTCATTTAATACCGAAGAGTGTAGAGATAGCGACAGAAATGTCAAGAAGCATTTTAATCCTTTTGGCGTATGGTTCCTCAAGCTCTTTGGAAAGTACAAGAAGCTCAGCATTTAGCTTTTCTATGTTGGCTTTAAAGAGCTCTTCTTGACCGACGAATCCGCCTCTACGGACAAAATCATCAAGTTCGGCTCTTTTGGTTACAGAATACCCTCCGAATTGTTTAATGAGGCCCATTCTGTCAAGTTGTTCAAGGATCATGTAAAACTCATTTTCTGTTACATTAAGTCCTTTTACGGATTTGTAAAATATAGATGAACTGATGTGATCCATAGACATAATGTAGGCAACTACTTTATCTTTTTCTTCTGGAGTAATCATGCGATCTTTTATTTATTGGTTAAATTCTCTATGGTACGAGAAAGGCTCTTTACAGTCTCAGATAAGTTACGATTGGTTACAAGTAAATCATCACTTGAATTAGATGAAGAACTTTCTTTACGCAACATATCGCCTTTACCTGTAAGAAGCCAGTCTGTTGATATTAGATCAAATGAATTTATTATTTTCAATATTGTGTCAAGACTTATTTTTCTATCACCATTCATTTGCTGATTAATGGTGACTTGGTTAGCTCCTATTTTTTGAGCAAATGAGTTGACACTCATGTTGTAATGACTTATAATTTGTTTTATTCTATCTATCATATTGAATTTAATATTAAAAGTTAATTAAAGCAAATGATATAGATATTATCTTCAAATGCTTTTATTGTTAATTCAAATGAGTTATATTTGCGATGTGATTAACAACAAACAATAATCACAATACAAAGTAAATAGCAAATATAAGAAAAGTAAATAACCTGATATAGTCAATTTGATAAAAAAGTAAACGATATGAGTAACAAGATTGAACTAATGAAAGCGGAAATTGAAACTTTAGTAAGCATGACAGAAGAAGAAGCATGCAGAGAGTATAACGTTGATAGCAAAGTAGAGGCTGTTCAGTACATCATTGATTTCTGGGTGTAGGAAGGAGGTAGCCATGAATGAATTAAGAGATATTTTAAAGATGGTACAAGTGGTACAATGTGAATGTTTCGGAACGGAAGTTACGATTGCAATATTCACTAACCAGAAATATTTTTCAGTCCATGTACAACGTGCCGATCGGGATTATGAGGTTGTCTATTCAGACAAATTCTATTCAACTGAAACATTGGCAATAAACACGAAGAAGTTTGCTGGATTGTATGCCTTTGTTGTTGATGAAGCTTTTCGCATCGGATATACACTGATAGGAAACAAATTTACCAAAGTAGAAAACCGCTGTGAAGCAGGCTAATGATTGACTAAAATAAGGTTCAGCCGGGTGAGAGTCCCGGCACACGGGCGGTCAGTAATCTGGGATGAAACATTACAGAGTGCGCACGATGTAAAGAGGCTGGTTCGATACCGGCACCGTCCACATTGAAAACGATCTTTGACGTACTACGAGATATGATATGTAACCGTTAAGGCGTGTAGGCACGCTGGTTACGAGTAAATAACCCACTAAATGAGTCTGCGATATGAAGGAGAGAACACCAACCTAGAGCAGGCGGTCACAAGTGTAGCGGAGTAAACAAAATTATTTGACAATATATTCATTTTTCTGCCAGGCTTGTTACCGGGTTCGACTCCCGGTTGACCACACAAATCAATAATAAAATTAATTATGACTACACAAGAAGCAATTGAATTTATCCGTATAAACAAACAGTACGGAGATAAAAAGGCCATATGTGAACTAGCTGGTGTATCACACCAGACATTTAATACTATGATGAAACATGAGAAAGGCCCTGATGAAGAGAAATGGTATGATGCCGAATACAAAGTATTGTGTGAGGCTGTCGCGTATCTAAAACCTAAAGTTGCTCAACGCAAAAAGATGGCGGAGGAACTTAAAAGAAAACTGTCTCAAATATGATTCCGTTAACCGCTTCGGAAACGGATGCAGTACTTTATCTGGCAGAACATGAGGTTGTAAAAGTGGCAGCCGATAAACGTTGTGTATCGGAACACACAGAAAAAAATCAGATAAAGTCGGCAATGGCTAAACTGGGTGTAACTACCCAGATTGGATTGATAAAAGAATTCTTCCGGTTGATATATGGGATTGAATTTAATCTGCAAGATGCCCGGCAAGTGTTAGCAATCTTTTTTCTATCCCTCTTTCTTTCGACATTGGGAAACTTGGATCAAGTAGGTAAGCGCAACCGGAGAATAAGAAGAAAAGGTGAAACTGAATTAATCATGGAGATATTATGAATAAAATGGTTATGCTGGCTGGTATTCCCGAGTTTGAATACTGGTCAAAAGTTAAGGATATATTGAAAGAAGTTGTTTCCGAAGAATTGTCGGACGTTCGCAGGCAATTTGAAGACCGTTTGATAACATTGAAAGAAGCCGCTCAAAAGTTAGGGGTAACAGACCGGACAATGAATAATTTGGAGAAACGTGGTGAACTGATTCCTACCCGAATAGGGGCAAAGGTAATGTATAAAGAGAGTGATATAACACAATACCTAAATCGAAAATCACGATGAAACTACTATTATCATTCCTATTCTTTTTCCTGTCTTTCGGATGCTTATTTCTTGTGTGTAACGCAGATAAATGGGAACCAGGAAATGTCTTGTTCTGGGCGTGTATATTTGGAATATCGGTCGTCGTAACGGAAAAACAATTGAAGGAAAAAGAGAATACTAAATAATATTACTAACAAATTAATTTTCAAGCTATGAGTTTATTCAAACAACCTTCCGAACTGGAAGTTTCTACAACAATCAAAGCGCTGATCTACGGACAGCCAGGTCTTGGTAAGTCAACATTAGGTTTGTCTACCCCTTCTCCGGTATTATTGGATTTTGATGGAGGTGTAAAGCGTGTGAATGGCGCTTTTCAGTGTCCGACGTTACAGGTGAAAAATTGGGACATGGTGATTGAGGCATTGCAGGAAGATTTATCTCCATTTAAAACAATCGTTATTGATACTGCCGGGAAGATGCTGGATTTTATGTCTGCCTATATTATCAAAAACGATCCCAAGATGGGCCAGCGTGACGGCTCCCTTTCTTTAAAAGGCTATGGAGTTCGTAAGACAATGTTTATCAATTTCCTTTCCCAATGTTCAATGATGGGTAAACATTTAATTTTTGTCGCTCATGAACGGGAGGAGAAAGATGGAGAGAACCGGATTGTCCGTCCGGAGATTGGCGGATCGTCTGCTGGGGACCTGATTAAAGAACTCGATTTGGTTGGTTACATGCAAGCGATTGGAAGTGAGCGTACAATTAGCTGGTCACCTACAGAGAAATTCTATGCAAAGAATACATGTAATCTCCCGCCCATGCAGAAGATACCAATCATTATTGATGCTTCCGGCAATGTTACCGGACAAAACATTTTCTTATCAAGTATATTCGATAGCTATCAGGCTTATTTGAAAAAGCAGGCAGATATCAGTAATGATTATGAGGCTTTGATTGATGTGGTAAAGGAAAATGTAGAGTTGATTGTTGATGCTGATACCGCCAACAGTGTCACTGAAAACATGGGAAAGCTACAACATATTTGGGATAGCAAACTGAAAGCCGGTCTGATGATCCGGGATAAATGTAATAGTCTGGGATTAAAGTTGAACAAATTAATTAAGAAATATGAATCAGCCGATGCCGCAGCAACAGCCTAAGTATAAATTCTACCCGTCTCTTTTAGATCAGTTTGAAAAGTATCTGCATGTTGATCGTGAGTTTGAGAGTTTTTTCAATCGAGACAAGGAGACAGAAGAATATAAAAAGACGTATGAAGAGATAGAGACTGAAATGAAGCAGTCTCTACTCGACAGTATTAACCGGGTTCCGTTCGATTCAGAACCCGCGGATAAGGGTACAGCATTCAATGATATTGTTGATTACTTTATCCACAACAAGCCTGTCAAAACTCAGATAGTGGAAGATATCAATAGTGATACAATTACAGCGACATACAACAACAGAACGTTTTTATTTTCATATCACTTCTGTTGTAAAGCTGCTGAATACTTTCATGGATCAGTTAGTCAGTTGTTTGTTAAAGCCGTTCTTCCTACAAAATACGGGACCGTTGAGTTGTACGGATACATTGATGAACTGAACCGTAATAGGGTGTACGATATTAAGACAACTTCCCGGTATGAGTTTGGAAAGTACTCAGAAGGTTGGCAACGACATGTGTATCCTTATTGCCTTATCTCTTCCGGACTAGTCAAAGACATTGATTCTTTTGAATACACCGCTTATCATTTGAAAGGAGGTACAAGCCGGACACCACTCATTACCGGAGTACAATACCCAGAACTTTATAAATACGATCATCAGCAAAGCCAGGGGCTATTAGCCCGGCATTGTGAAAGGTTTATTGAATTTTTGGAAGTGAACCGGGATCTAATCACTGATAAAAAGATTTTTGCTGAAATATGAAAACACGATTTGTCAAGGAACAAGGAGTAATCAAGTGGCAAGGTCAGCCGATCGAGCTTCTCTTTAATCTTGTTGCCAACGGTGAATATACGCTTGAAATAAAGAAGAAAGTCAAGAAACGCACTGTTGATCAGAATGCTCTTATGTGGCTGTGGTTTACTTGTATGGAAGATGAAACGGGAACACTGAAACAAGACTTTCATGATTACTACTGTAAAAAGTTCCTCCGGCGAATCGCGGTTATTAACGGCAATGAGGAAATTGTCGTCCGGACTACATCGAAACTTAATACGGCTGAAATGACTGTATTTCTCAACAAAGTACAGGCGGATGCCGCTAGCGAATTCGGTATAAGGTTACCGTCTCCGGACGATCAATATTTCAACTCATTTACAAACAGGTATGAACACATAAGGTATTAAGATGGAAAAACAGGTTAAGATTGGGAATCTCGCCCATGAACATGAGAGTGAAACCGCTAAACAGACTTTAGTAAAATCAGTAAAAGCCACTGAAAAAAGGTTGTTGAAAGCGAAAAAATTAACCCGGTTAGTGATTGGTTCTGCAATAGTAATGACCACATGTCCGGAAAAGTATAACACATTAATTCGTTGATAGTATGGAAGAAAGAGAACCTAAAATTAAAAAGGCCGTTTTGAATGGTCGTCAGTTGACAGTAACTTATACGGAGTTCCGTCCGGAGGGTGACAAGGATATCGTTGTTAAGTCTGAGATACCGGCACATATTGATTGTACAAATGCTTTCAAGAAACTGATTCCTCATTTTATTCTTCTCACAGAAATGAAAGAATCCGATAAAGTAAGTCAGCGAGCTGCGATTGTTGGAATGGATAATCTGATCGGTGACGACGATGATTTTAAGAATGCTGATGTTTACGGTATCAAAATGGGAAAGAATGATAGTAGTACCGATACAGTCATTTTGATGGGTGAACGGTATCTTCAAATTGGTGGTTCAGTTGATTTCAGTTCTCCAGCTCAGGCGTTGGAATCATCGGATAGTGAATTTGAATATCCTTATATTAATGAATTGAACCTGGCTGTACAGGCAGTGATTTATGAAGTAAAAGAATATTTGTTCAATCAAAAATTTGCTATCACTCAAACGACGCTAGACTTTGAAGCAGTACCGGACGCTCCGTTTGAAGCCGGAAAAATGGTAGATACGGATACCGGAGTAGTTACTCCGATCACAGTTGAGAAACCGAAGCGAGGACGTAAACCGAAAAATCAACCTCTTGCAACAGCAGCAGCATGTTAATCCAAGAAGACGAAAAGAATTATTTCCTGCAATTTAAGTATCATCCGCTAATGGTAGATGTTGTTAAACGTATTCCTGGACGGAAGTTTGACAGCAAACTAAATATGTGGGTGATACCTAAAAGTTTCTATCCACCTGGAAAATATACTCAAAAGGCCTATGTCGACATTTTTGCTAACTGGGCTGTGAAAAAAGGCTATGAGAAAAGCGTACAAAAAGGAGCTCAGGCTTCAAGACCGGACGTTCACTATACGCTTCCTCCGATGCCGGAATTACTTTCACCGCATGGGCTAAAGATAGAACCTTTCCCATATCAGAAACAAGGCATTGCCTACGCTTTACAGAAAAAGCGGTGTTTCTTTGGGGATCAACCAGGTTTAGGAAAAATGGAACCTTACAGTGCGCTAATTGCCACTCCATCGGGATTTCGGAAGATGGGGGATTTAAGGGCAGGAGATGAGCTATTTGGACGGGATGGAAATGTCTATCATGTTACCGGTATATTCGATCATGGAGTAAAAGATGTATATCGGTTTACATTCAATGATGGTGCTGTATGTTATGCAGGTCTTGAGCATTTGTGGAATGTCAGGGATGTGAATATGAGAAAACGTAATCAAGGATGGAAGACGATGAGTACGGAGGATATTTTAAAAAATGGACTTAGATGGAATATTTCACCAAGCCGCAAAGCAAGTGGTCGTAAGCCAATATTACGCTGGGAAATTCCTGTATGTGATCCGGTTAAGTATCCGCATAAGAATTACATAATGCATCCATATATCCTTGGCGCTTTGATTGGTGATGGAAATTTATGCAATGGTGTTGTTTGTCTCAGTAATCCTGATATTGACAGTGACATTCACCAAAAGATAAAAAAACTTCTTCCTGATTACATGCGATTAAGAGGCGATAATATTGCTACTTGTCCAAGATACTGTATATGTAATTCGGATGGTAAGCATGTGAATCATTTTTTAGCCGAGATCCGTCGTTTGAATATTGATGTCAAATCGGAAGATAAGTTTATACCTAACGAATACTTGCATGGTGATATAGAACAGCGTATTGAGTTACTTCGTGGTCTGATGGATACAGATGGGTCTATCACAAGTGGAAGGGTACGAATGATCTATCACTCAATGAGTCGCAAATTATGTGATAATATTGTAGAGTTGGTTCAATCGTTAGGTGGCTTGGCTCATATAAGGGAATATGATCGCACGAATGAAGGAAAATCTATCGAATATCAGGTCATAATTACTACGCGGTTTAATCCATTCAGTACAGTGCGTAAAGCTGAGCGATACAAAATTCAGAGAGGAAACTATTGTTCACGTTATATAGAGAATATAGAACTGGATAGGCAAGAAGAGTGTCGGTGTATCAAGGTTGATGCTCCAGATGAACTGTATTTGACAGATGAATTTGTAGTAACTCATAATACCCTGCAGGCTATCGGTACATCTTTTATAGCAAAAACATGGCCGGTATTGGTGATCTGTCCCGCCAGTCTAAAGATCAACTGGCAACGGGAATGGAAGAAATTCACTGGAAAAGATGCGATTATCCTTGATGATCGGAATAAAAACAACTGGCACCGGTATTACGAAATGGGGTGCTGTGATGTTTTCATTACGAATTATGAATCATTGAAAAAGTTTTTTGTTGAAGACTTTGCCGGTGGTGTAACCCGGTCGATTAGGTTAAAGCCGGTAGCCAGTTTGTTTAAGTGTGTAATCATTGATGAAAGCCACCGGTGTAAGTCAAGTAAGACACAGCAATCAAAGATTTGTTACAAGTTATGCCAGGGAAAGGAATATCGTTTCCTGCTCACTGGAACACCTTCGATCAATGGTCCGGGTGACCTGATCCAGCAATTAAAGATTATGAATCGTTTGGATGATTTCGGAGGATATAAGAGTTTTGAAGCAAACTTTATGCAGGGACCACGGCAGGCAAGTAATTTGGAGATGCTAAACTGGCGATTATGGAATACCGGTTTCTTCCGGAGGGAGAAAGCAAAGGTTTTGGATCAGCTGCCGGATAAGATGCGTCAGGTCGTGAATGTGGATATCACAAACAGAAAAGAATATCAGGATGCAGAACATGATCTGCTTAGTTATCTGGCTGCTTATGAAAATGCTGATGATGAAAAGTTACGACGGGCCGAACGTGGTAAAGTGATGGTACAAATGCAGAAACTCCGACAAATTGCAGCTAGAGGAAAAATATCGGCAGCCGTAGAGTTTATCCAGGACATAATTGATTCCGGTGAAAAGTTGATTGTTTTTGCCTTTCTTAAAGAGGTTGTACAGGAGATAAAGAAAGTATTCCCTAATGCAGTTACCATCGTTGGAGACAATACCAGCCAGGAACGACAGGGTGCCGTTGATCGGTTTCAGAATGATCCGAAATGTAACCTTATCATCTGTAATTATAAATCGGCAGGGGTAGGTCTTACATTGACAGCTAGCAGCCGTGTTGCCTTTGTTGAGTTCCCGTGGACGTTTGCCGACTGCGAGCAGGCGGAAGATAGAGCGCACCGTATCGGTCAAAAGAATAGTGTGAATTGTTATTACTTCCTTGGAAAAAATACAATTGATGAATCGATATGGGATATTATTCAGACAAAGAAAGACATAGCAAACGATGTAACCGGGACAGATGATCAGGTACCGGAGAAAACTGTCGATGCAATGATTTTGAAAATGTCTGCTAAATCAGGAATCAAGAAAAGTGAAACAAGCACGTCCCCGTTCGATCGTCGTCTGGATGGTGCATTATTCAGCAATGCAATATGAAAGGTGAGGCAGGTTTGCAATCTTCATGTATAGAGTGGTTCAATCTACAATTTCCAAAAATGAAACTGCTTCTTTTCGCTGTTCCGAACGGTGGCCGACGTAACAAGATAGAAGCGGCCAATCTCAAAAGGCAGGGTGTCCGGGCTGGTGTTGCTGATCTTATTTTACTTTTTCCTAAAGGTGGTCACGGTAGCCTTTGCATAGAGATGAAGTATAAGAAAGGTACGCAGCAGGATTCGCAGAAGGACTGGCAACGTGTAGCGGAAGCGGCAGGCAATAAATACGTTGTCTGCCGGTCATTGAATGAGTTTATGAAAGAGGTCAAGAACTATTTAGGTATTGAGCGATGAATTATATTGAATTAATAAATCGGTTTTGGGAATTGGATGAGCAATGGCAATTCTCCTGCTGTGAAACGAGACTGTATTTTTACTTGGTAAAAACAGCAAATCGTTTAGGCTGGGCGGATAACTGGACGCATAAAGATGATAAAACATCTGCTAATGTGGGAGTGTCATTAAATACAATGAAAACAGCCAGGAACCGGTTATCTCAGGCGGGTTTAATTAAATTTATTTCCGGTGGAAAAGGTCAAAAAGATAAAACTAGGTATCAAATTTTGACACCTAACTTAATACCTAACCTGACACCTAACTTAACACCTAACCTGATACCTAATCAGACCCCTATAAATAAACTAAATAAAACAAGTAATAATATACCCCCTATAATCCCCCATGAAAACAATTTGCCTTTTCCGGAAGAAAAGCCGAAAAAGAAATCCAGTAGGGCAAAGAAAGAATTTATTCCTCCAGTACTGGACGATGTATTAAAATTCTTTTCCGGCAGCTTATTGCCAGATTGGGAGAACCAGGGACGGTTATTTTTCTCTCACTACAATTCCCAGGGCTGGCGTAAAGGAACCGGCGTACAGGTTACTGACTGGGATAGTTTAGCAAACAAATGGATTTTAGACGAAAAAATTAAACGAGATGCAAGGAGTACAGGAAGTAAGACAAACAATCCAGCGTCCGGTAACGGATACGCCGGAAAATAGGATTGACCTAACGGCCTATAAGAAATTGTTTCTTCGGGTAGCAGATCACTATTCCAAAGGCACATTCGTAATCGACGAGCGAAACAGAGCGATCGTGTATTCCCTGTTTCTGTATTTCCTGAAACAACCGGGATCGCTCGATATCCAAAAAGGTTTGTGGTTAGCCGGTCCGGTCGGTACCGGGAAATCTACGCTGATGTATATTTTCAGCAGGTTCATGCAAATTTTACAAAGAGGGTTCCGAGTGTATGTGTGTAGCCGGATTACGACAGAATATGCAATGCACGGAGATTTGAGTCGGTATTTGGATAATGCCGGATGGTCTTCATTGGGCCCGGTTGATATGTGTTTCGACGAGTTCGGCCGTGAACCGATCCCGGCAAAATATTTCGGGAATGAGTTGAATGTGATGCAGCATATATTTCACATTCGGTACAGCTATTGGCAACAGTATGGATTAAAAACCTATGTAACAACAAACCTTTATCCAAATGATGTAGAACGTAAATACGGTGATTATATCCGTGATCGACGTGGTGAAATGTTCAACCTGATTGAGTTGAACGGAGAAAGTAGAAGATAACTAAACTAAAAAATAATATCCTATGAGAACAAAAAGCTTTAATGAAGTAATCGCTGATTATTTGAAACAGCGGGCAGCAGAGGACACATTATTCGCTCCGAAGTTTACTAATCCAAAGAAGAACATTGATGAATGTTGCCGCTATATTTTAGGAGAAGCCCGTAAGCGCGGTAATGAAGTGGTAATGACTGATGATGAAGTGTTCGGCTTAGCTATACACTATTACGATGAAGAGAATATTAAAATAAATGTTTCTGGAGGACACAGAGTTTCTAACACTCGCCAGGTTGATAAGCCAAAGAAAGAACCAGTTCAGTTGTCGGTATTTAATCAACCGCCTGTTAAGAGTGCGAAAGCTAAGAGAGAAGAAAGTAAGTTACAATTATCTTTATTTGATTAAGCTATGAAACCGAAAACAAAATTGCAGAAGCTGGTTGATGAGTTAAGAGTGAAACTTCCGGTGATAACAGAGAAGCAACGTCGGTGGGCTGTTGAGCATTGTTTTGAACATACGGGGTATTTATGTAAAAAGACAGTTTGGTGTACAGAATGCGGTCATACATGGCAACCGCCTGAAGGACATTTAATATTAGTCTTGACAGAGGTTATTTGCCCTCATTGTGGAACAAAACTAAAAGTTTCAAGTAGCCGAAAGAAAAAGGAGAGTATAAATGAATATTATACGGTGATCACTACTTGTAGAGGCTTTCAAGTTCTTCGGCATTATGTCGCACGAAAATTTTGTAGAGTTGGATATCCTACAACCTATGAGGTTAATGAGGCTATACAGAATTGGATATCACCCGAAGGAAAAGAAGTATTGGTGTATCGTTCAACAAAAATGAGCTTCTTCTATATTGACCTGTGGGATTGGAGTTCTCCGATGGAGATTCGGAGTCCTTCACACAACCGGCAGAAGTATGATATATTTGCAAAATTCATTTATCCGGGTCGACGGTACATTCCTAACATCGCCCGGAATGGATTTAAAGGTTATTTTCATGGTATTACTCCATTAACCATCTTTACTCTATTACTTTCAAATAGTAAGGCTGAAACCCTATTAAAGGCAAAACAATATGATATGTTGCGTTTTTTAGGCCAACGGGGGGCTGTGTCTTGTTGGCCATCAATTCGGATCTGCTTGCGAAATGGATATATTATAAAAGATGCTTCTATGTGGACGGATTATATAAATATGTTGAGCACTCTAGGGCTGGATATTCTTAATGCAAGATATGTTTGTCCTACTAATCTTAGAGAGGCCCATGATAGAGTAGAGAAAAAAGTTCGTGTTTTACAGGCCAAAAAGAGATTAGAAGAGCAGAGACGTGAGGCGGCTGAATATGAAAAAAAATATCAAGAGTTAAAAGCTAAATTTTTCGATATTGAGTTTTCTGATAATTTGATCAAGGTTTCTGTATTACGAAGTGTCCAGGACTTTTTAGCGGAAGGTGCGATCATGCATCATTGCGTGTACAGTGCAAAATACTTTTTGAAAGACGATTCTCTTATACTTTCTGCCCGTGTAGGAAATGAGCGTATTGAGACAATAGAGATATCGCTTAAAGAGATGGAGATAGTTCAATCTCGGGGAGTGTGTAACAAAAATACAGAGTACCACGATCGAATAATTGCGCTTGTAAAAAAGAATATGAACCAAATCCGTCGTAAGCTGACGGCGTAAATTTGTAATAGTTATGAGATATGTTCCTGTTTTTGGTAGAAATATTGACAGCTATATTCAAAAAAGATTGAATAACAAAACTCATTTGATTTGCACTTTCGATAGGGAAGACGGTTTAAAATTATACATACTAGCAATAGAAATAAATATGAGACTTGAAGATAATTCCCTTATGCCCTGGGGAAAATATAAGGGTGAGAAAATGGCAAATGTTCCGGCTACATATCTGATATGGCTATACAACAATGAGAAATGTAATGCAGAAGTCCAGGCATACATTGAAGATAACATGGATGCTTTAAAAGAAGAAATCAGGCAATTAGGAGATAAAAAAGATGAAGCTAAAAGATATAGCAAGCCAATTGGCTAACCGGATAAACCAACCAGCCGTAATCGAAGTATATCTTCGACAGGTATATGCGAAAGGTTTTATAGACGGAACCAAACAATCTCCCTGGATAAGCGCGAAGGATAGATTGCCGGAAGCTAACACTAAAGTTCTTACTAAAGGAACTTATGGGTTCCTTATTTGTTCCCTCTCAACTTTGGACGAATGGGAAACGGGGGCAAACGTTAATGAAGAAAGATTAGCCATAACCCACTGGATGCCTATACCGGACTGCGAAGAAGGCTAAACGTTTGCTCGCCTCATTTATAAGGTGAGTAAACATGTAGGCTTTGAAAATTAAGTATTAAGTCGATATTAAAAAGAACATAAATGTATTTATTGAAGGATTAATGCTATCACGGAAACAATAAGTGTTACTATTGCAATAGCTATGTTGATATAAGAGAACTTTTGTGACTGTTTTGAGTTCCGATTAGCGTTGTGTTCTCGTTTAATTTTTTGAATGTCAGCAGAGTAATGTTCTAATCCTTTGGTTGAATTATCTTCTTTACAAAAATATTTCATGTAGTATATAATGTTGGTGACTTATACAAATAATATTTAAAAAGTGAACCGTGCCGGATTCGAACCGGCGACCTCTGCCCTGTCAAGGCAGCGCTCTAAACCAGCTGAGCTAACGGTTCAGTTTCGCAAATATAATAAAAGTTATAAAATAGTAGATATGGAAACAAATGAGAATTTCAATTTATGGTGTATTGTCGAATTATTCGGACATAACCGGATAGCAGGCAAATGTAGTGAACAAAACATTGCAGGAAATAATTTCCTTCGGGTAGATGTTCCGACGACTAGTAAACAGTCCAGTTTTACCTGCTTCCTTTCAGCCAGTGCAATCTATGCAATCAATCCTGTTACGGAGGAAGTTGCTAGGCAAATCGCGGATAATTTACAGGTTCAACCTGTGAACGTTTGGGATGTGGGCCATTTGGTAGATCAAAAGCTGAAGGCATTGCAAAAATGAATAAAAAACAATTTATTGATTCCGGATTAACGGTTTCTATTAGGAATAATTTGGAATCGGTACAAGATGGAACTCCTTTAGCTTTAAATCACAAGAATAATGAATATTAGAATCAATGGAATGTTTACATGTTAAAGTTTGAGGATTGTTACATTTTATGATTTACAAGGTTGCAGAAAGACAATATAAAGTTTTATATTTGCAAATAAATACAAATATCATGAGGGAAAAGGTTAAATTAGAAGGTTCAGATAAAGAAAAAGCATATCAATTATGGGAACTCTTGAAAGAGAGAAGTTTGGATAAAGAGCAATTGGAAAAACTAATTCCAATGACGAATAGCTTTATAACCGAATTTGCCAATTGTATTCGAACTCAAATTGAGAGTGAAGAAAAGAATCATAAGATTTATATGGAATCTATGGGGAGACTGGCAGATCAACTCAGTTCTATTGTTGCAGATGGTCAAATTTCACCAGAAGAACGTTTAGCTGTTATAAATCTAATAAGTAAGATCAGTGATGATATTAAAGAGGTACAAAAGGATAGAAATGAGAAAGATTTTAAATTTAAAACTTTTCTTCTAAGTATACTCGCTCTTTTTGCGATGATAATAGTTATATTAGCAGGAGGGCAGAATAAAAAAAATCTGAAGGGGTAAATTAAAGTGAATTTTATATAAGATGGAATATAAATAGTATAAAAACTAGGCTGTAATTTTCAATGTGTATATATCGTTCTATCGTATTGCTAGATATGTGGAAAAGAAGTAATAATTAATGTTATGGTTGATATTGTAATAACAAGCGTAGAAGATCTGTTGGATAAATTGAACGTATTTCCTGATATTGATTTTTTTAGAGGGCATTCTTCGATCGAATATAAACTTATTCCTTCTATTGGAAGGCTTTTTAGTAAAAAAGAGGATATCATACCTCATTTTGAATATGAAATCTTTGAAGATTTTAAGCGTAAATATCCGCTATTTACGGATATAAGGCTTCAATGTGATTTTGATATTCTTTTTTTAGCCCAGCATCATGGTTTACCAACTCGACTTTTGGATTGGACATATAATCCTTTAGTAGCTCTATATTTTGCATCTTGTTCTAATTTTGATAAAGACGGTTGTATTTATCACGCATTTCCAAGTAAAGCTATTTCTCAATATGAAAAAGGTTGGGATCCATTCAATGTTAATGAAAATTTGATAGTAATACCTAAATTAATGAATATAAGATATAGAAATCAGAATGGATTATTTACGATATATTCTCAACCTCATGTAGAGGACTTGTCGAAAATTGTATACAGATATATAATTCCGGCGCATTGTAAAAAAACAATTCAGACAAAATTGAAAAAAATAGGGTTTACACGTTCTTTTATATATCCATCATTAGATAGCTTGTGTTCTGAAATAGTGGATATTCATAAAGATAGATATTCCCCTTATGAGTAATGAACTATGTGAGATTATCAAAAACATATATAGTATAAATACTAAATACGGGTATTTTAGTATTTTGAATGATTGAAAATATCAAATATATGTGCAAAATATCATATCGTATATAAATGATATGGTATGATATTTTTTTCCCTTATATTTGTCTTTATATAAATCTTTATGTATGAGTAATATAAAGATTGATCCAAATAACTATCGTATCCATGATGATAAGAACAAACGTCTGATCCGGAAAAGCCTTGAAGAATGTGGCGCTGGGCGTTACTGTTGAAAAGCATTGATTGTAGGGTGCTACTGATGGTTTTATAAATGATCATATTTTTCATTTACTGTATTAATGAATCTTACATTATAGCATTTCTTGAATTCATATAGCTTTTGGTTGGACATAGTATCTATTTGCATCATTATGTTATCGTAGCTGTCGTTACCATGATAGGATATATATACCTCTTTCTGTGAAGTATTGTTGGATTTGTTTGTATAAAAAAAGAAATCTCTAAAATAAGTATGATCAGTTTCTCCTAAAGAATGTCCAAAAAATATTATGCTGTCTGATATTTCTAAATAGTTAGAAATATCTATTGGCGTAAAATTTATATTATAGGATTTTTTTAAGAAAATATGTTCTTTTTTTATGTTAGCCTTATCTTCTACTCCAAATATAATATTTTTATTTTCTATGGAACCATGAACTTTTATTATCTCTTTTTCTGGATATAAAATCTTTGTTGTAGGAGTATAGTTAAAATCTATAATTACAATATCCATTTTGCATAGGTCATTAATAATTTGGTATGCGATTGATTCTTTATTGATTTTATCATATGGTAAACTTGAAAGATAATCAATTAAGGAAGCACTAAGGTTTTTGAAATCTTGTTTTACTTGTTTGGGCTGAGAATCTGTTTTTGTAGAATATTTTTTTAATTCATTTTCGATATCAATCCAATTATATAGTTCTTGCTGATTAAGTAGATATTTACATAATTGATTGTTGTTATTAACTTCCTTTTTGAAGTAGTCGCTTTTTATAAAGTCACAGTATCCTGTTTTTAGACCTAGATTTAAATCAAATCCATTGCCAATGATAAGTAAAGTTTTATTCATTGAATTTAATGCTCTATGGTTATCTATTACAAATATACGAAGTAATTTATATTATCTAATAAATGCTAGATTGTTTTTTGACATATGTGTCATATCGGATATTAAATATACAATATGATAAATTATTCTTATATTTGTCTTTATAAGAATATTAGATATGGCTGCATCGAAGAATAATCAGTTTTGGAAATTGAGGAGTAAACATGGAAGAGATACCCTTTTCTCTTCTCCTGAGCTCTTATGGTCTGCAGCATGTGAATATTTTGATTGGTGTGATGAAAACCCCTGGTATAAAAAGGAAGCTATCAAAAGTGGAAAGAAGACAGGGAAATGTATCGATGTGCCGACACAACGTCCTTATACCATGACGGGGTTGTGCTGTTATCTTGGATGCAGTGAGGCATATTTCAGACAGTTTGATACTAGTAAGCATGAAGATTTTTCTACGGTCATTTCCCAGATAAAACAAATCATAGAGGTTCAACAACGTGAAGGTGCTATTGTGGGGGCTTTCAATGCAAACATTATATCTCGTATGTTGGGAGAGGTTGATAAAGTAGATGTGACGACAGGTGGTAATAAGTTACAGTTTACCGGTTTCAACTTTCTTCCGGTAACCCCGAATGTTGAACAGTTAATAAAGCAAGCAGATGAATGAAAGTAAATTTAAAACAGCGGCTTGCCTACAACTATCTAGCGGATAGTGAACATAAATTCATCCTGTACGGCGGTGCGGGAGGTGGTGGAAAATCTTGGTTAGGGTGTGAATGGTTGATGCAATGTGCCTTTCATTTGCCTGGTACACGCTGGTTTGTTGGTCGTAACAATTTAAAGGACTCACAGGCTTCAGTATCGGTAACGTTTGGTAAGGTTGCACAATATCACGGGTTTACCGGTTACCGTGTCACAAACGACGGAATCAAGTTCGACAATGGTTCGGAGATCGTTTATCTGGATTTGACTTATTATCCATATAAAGACCCAATGTATGAACGGTTAGGATCGAAAGAGTTTACCGGGGGATGGATAGAGGAAGCCGGAGAGATCAACGGTCTAGCTTTCGAGATGCTGAAAACTCGTACAGGTCGACACTTGAATGATCTCTATAATATCCCGTCGAAAATACTGATAACCTGTAATCCCAAAAAGAACTGGCTGTACAAGAGATTTTATCAGCCCAGTAAAGCCGGTAAGCTCAAAGTACCGTATGCATTCATACCGGCATTAGTACAAGATAACCCGTTTGTCACAGAAGACTATGTTGATACCCTTCGTCAGACAGAAGATAAAGTAACGTATCAACGTCTTTATCTGGGAAAATGGGAGTATGACAGTGATCCGAACTCTTTGGTTGATTACGATGCCGTGATGGATTGCTTTACCAATACCGGTACATTGATCGGAGGGAAGGCTATAAGTGCCGACCTGGCAATGAAAGGGCGAGATCACTTTGTCGCGGGTTACTGGGAAGGCTTACGGGTTTCAATCGAGATTGATAAAGACAAATCATCTGGTCGGGAGATTGAAACAGATTTGCGAAAGCTCATGGTTACGCGTGGTGTCGGCAGGTCCCAGACGGTGGCAGACAGTGATGGTTTAGGAAGTTATTTGGAGAGCTATCTAAACGGGATCAAAGAATTTAAGAATGGTGCATCTGCATTCAATAATAAATATGCGAACCTGAAAGCCGAATGTGCATACAAGTTGGCCGAAATGATAAACAAACGGCAGTTGCAGATCATTTGCCGACCGGATCAGGCGGAACACATTGCTGAAGAACTACAGCTGTTGATCGCGGCGAATGTAGATAAGGATACCCGGAAAAAGGATATCATCAGCAAGGAAGCAATGAAAGGCATTACTAAGCGGTCTCCGGACTATTTAGATATGCTGATAATGGGAATGTATAGACTTGTTGCCCCGCGTACGGGTAACTCAACATATAACTGGTAATGAAGATAACGAGTAAGACTACTATTGAAGATGTGATTCTGATGCTAAAAGGTATTGACTTTTGGGATCAGCTGGAGACTGTATTTATTCCGGCGAAAATACCAGAACTGACATACGGCCAACGTATTGACTTATCCTCCATGAATACAAGGTATGACCTTCTGTTTATTCCTCAAAAAGTATTGTTAGGACTAGATGAGAAGGAGGTGATGAGTAAGCCTTTTATTTCTGTCTACAACTATGGTCTGTCTGTTTATCAGGAACTGGAACGTATGACAATCCGTGACGAAAAAACATTCAAATATAATCCGACGGCGGAAGAAGTAAAAGCAGGGTTCTATGGGATCGATCACGGTGTTTTTGGCGTTGTCGATCGGATTGCTCAACGTTTGTCTATTTCTCATGAAGCAGTATTTGATTTGCCGGAGAGACGGATATATGCAATGATGAAGATCGACTATGACAACGGAATGTATCAAAGGAGGTTGAACCAAATAATAAGTAAACAGAAATGACAGTACAGGATAAATTGAAACAGATTGCAGAATCACTAGGAGTACCGTTCGTTTTTGAGGATTGGACCCTGACTAATGTGGAGATTGACAGGACACCACTTCCGGCCGTCGTGTATGTTCTTCCTGCTTCCGGGGAACTGGACTTTAAGAATGGAAATATCCGTGACAACCAGAACGGGATACTGGCATTCTTAGATAAAGTCGAGTTGAATGGTAACGGTCAGGACAATGACAGTGTTGTTGATCGGATGAAATCATTAGCCATGAGATTTATTGTGAAGTTGAACGAAACGGGATACTTTGAACCTTTGGGTGGAGTGATGAAATACCAGGTTGCATATAATAAACTCAATGCAGTGACATCAGGCATTGTCTTTGAAGTGACATTGAAAGAGATAACCGGAATATGTGAACGTAATCTATGAAAGAAGTGCAGAACATAATATTTGAAGAATTGGAGGATCTTCGGAAACGAATAATATCCAATATTGACAGTACCGGGCGTAAAGCGTCTGGTCGTACTTCTGGCTCCATGCATACAGATATTTCAGAGAATCGTGGGATATTGTTCGGACGTATGGCTTTTGGTACGTTGGAGACTGGACGTAAGTCGGGTAAGGTTCCGGCAGGATTTTATCAGATCATAAAGCAGTGGGTAATTGATAAAGGTATCTCTTTCGATAGCCAGTCTGAGCGCAATTCTTTTGCTTATTTGGTTTCCCGTAAAATAGCCAGGGAAGGAACACAGCTTTACCGTACGGGCGCCGAAGCCGATGTATATACAACGGAGGTTCCGGAAACAATTGAACGCATAAAGGATCGTGTCGGCTTCTTGATGAGATTGGAGTTTGAATCTATAAAATTGAATAAATAATATGGCAACAGTAAACGTACCAACGGATACGCAGTATGTTTTTGATCCGGTTCTTTTCATAATGGAAGGAGCAGGGGAGTATGATATCACTATTGAAGGTGTGAAGACAAAAGTGTCTGCAATAGCTAACACTGTTGTGTTTGATGCATCAGGACTTTTAAAGTCCTTGTTCACTATTGATACGTTGTCAAATGGGATGGTACGGAAGAATGTTGCCTGGTCCGTGGTGCAAGCCGGTGTATCTCTCGCTTCCGGAATCTTTGAAGTTGTCTATGGAAGCAATAAGGTTGTCAATTTCTCCGGAGACGGGGCACATATCACATTACGCTGGATTAGCCGTAGCGGTGAGTTAGATTCATACGAATTCTGTATTCATCAGGACAGCCGGAAATTGGAGAATATTCAAACGGCCGGTATCGGAGGATTGACTTATAAGTTGGCATTTGATCAGATAAATAAAATAACCCTGTTTGCAGCTATGGTAGACCGGGAAACATTTGAGAGTTTCACCGCTATACAGGAAAGTGCCATTGTGCAGGCCTCTGTGCTTGATGGGTGGTTGAATGTAGAGGTTGAAGCAAAAGAGTATAAACGAACAAAAGCCGCATTGCAGGATTTTGATATAACAATAGTGTTACCGAATGAAAGATAAACTATTCATTGATAATGTAGAGGTTGATTTACCGGAAGGTGGATCGGGTGTCGTATTGAATCGTGCTGTGAGTAAGCCGGCTGATATGTCAACAATATTGTCTGGTTATTCTTATACTATCCAGCTTCCTAAAACAGCACATAACATTCAGACGTTTGGTTTCTCAACGGAGGTGAATGTAGAAAGTGACTACCCACATGTAGAACACACAGCAAAAGTAATCAGGGATGGTATCACTCTGTTTGATGATGGTGTTGCAGTCGTTAAATCAGCCAGTAAAACAATTGAAGTTCTGATCAAATTCGGAGGGAATAAGCGGTTGACAAGTCTCAATGATTACAAGCTAAAAGATATTGATTTAAAAGATATTTTTCCGGATAGAGGTTTGATCCCGTGGGACTATAGTGTTACAGAAACGGATTTTGTAAAATGGGTTCCAAAGTTAGACGGAATGCAAAGACAGCATCCCGAACATTTGCGGCCAGCAGTTCAAGTATCTGCATTATTTGATATGATTGTTGGGCAGTCGTTTGTAATGAATAATGCCTATCGTTCTGTTATTGAAAAAATGTGGTTGATGCTTCCTACAACAAATGGGAGTGAGGAAGTTGCAAGGGACTTAGCTTTTCGTATTACCGGTAGAATACCAGCAGTGAATATATCGCCAATGCGAACATGTGATATTTTACCGTATATGACAAATTGTATTGTTGATGGGTCTACAAGATTGTATGATTTGATGTACGTAATGTTACCAGCTAGCTTTGTGAAAATCCCATTATCAGGAAGATATCACATAAAAGGGACTATTAAACCTGGAACAGAAGGATGGTTCGATGGATGGAAATTCGGAATATATACATTAGGAACGGAATTTGAAGAGGGGGTAGTTCCTATGTATGATATCTTTGAAACTAAGATGGTTGTGTTGGAGAATCAAAAACTGGAAATAGACGAGTATAGGGATTTTCCCGCTGGTGATATATGTTTTGGATTATTTACTGCATTATTAAGCCGGAAATATTTTGATATTGATTTGACTATCTCTTTTGCTCCGGAGAATGAAAAGGATTATTCCCAGACGGCATTCTTATTGGATTATCCTATCCGGGAGAACCTTCCGGATATATCGACGATGGACTTTATAAAGTCTGTCATGGGGGTGTTTGGCTTGATGGTTGAACAGCAGGGAAGTGTTTTGTCATTTTATAATGTAGATGATGTAATTCTGAATAAATCCGGAGCGATTAATATTTCAAAAATGCTTATCGATAAAAAAGATGATAAGCTGGAATATTCCTATGGATTGACTAAAAAGAATATGCTGAAATATGCAGAAGATGATTTGGTCGATAAATCGTTCGGAGCATATACGTTTACAGCAGACACGTACGATAAGCTGGAGAATACGGTATATCAGTCTCCTTATGCTGCTACTGACAAAAACATTCCTCTATATACTTATAAAGTTGAAGAAGGGAAAGCAGAATATACTTTGAATAAAACGTCAAAGTGCCGGTTATTGTTGGAGAATGGGACCGTTGCGCTGGAAGTTTGGGGGAAATGGATAGATGCAGATATGAAAACTGTCACTTTCCGTTCATTTACTTTTGAACCTTTGAAATATGACAACCTGGTCCGTAGATATTGGACGGGGTATTTAGGTGTTTACGCAAATAAACCGAGAATTTCATATCGAAAGGCAAAACTTGATCCGACCTTTTTCCCGAACCTGTCTTTTTGTAAGCCATTGTATGCAGATGGTAATTATTATATGTTGCTGTCTGTAAACAACTATACGGAAGTAGGTAAGGCTGATTTAGAACTGGCCCTTATTGATGGTGTAGATGTAACGGGAGAGGGTGAGACTTCTTTAAAGAATACAATTTTAGTAAATCCGACAACTCCATTGAAGTTTACATCTACTGCTGTGGCCCTTTATACAGCTGCGGCCTTCTCTTTGTCGGTTGCTACTGCAGAAGGAAAACTGATCCGTGAATTAGATGAGATAGGTTCATTAGGTGTAAATTCTTGGATAGCCGTCGATACAGAGGATGGGGATGCCAAAAAATTCAATTTGCAATCCTTTCATAAAGATATTGATGGTATGTATCTGAGAAAAGATATTCCGGATACAGCGTATGGTGCGATTTCTTTTGAAGATATGGCGCAAAGTACATTGTTTGCCGAAGGTTACGAATGGGGAGCCGGTTGGGGGATCAATAATGATGGATTAGGCTGGTTTGGAGAATTGAAGGTTCGGGATAATGTTTATATCGGTAAGATGTCCGGTTCTCCTTCGTCTGCCTCTGGTATGATGGGTTACGGTACTATACTGGATATGCAAAAAGCGTCTGGGGAATTTGATTATCTCCTTGCCCGTAAAGAGTTCCGTGTTAACACAATGGTCGTAAATGAAACATTGGGACTGAATGGCAATCGTTTTGTATCCGATTTCAATAAGATCGAATCAGTTCAGGAACTTTCGGATCGTTACCGTTGTAAGATTGACAAGATCGAAGGAATGATGTACATGAATATGCGAGGTGACGATCTTATCCGTTGTCAACAGTTCTCAGGTCTGTCATCCCATTATTATTATGGAGAGGTATTAGGAGTTACAGAAGATTACTTCGATCTTAGAAAGCCTCTTTTAGATGGTCATTCTGTGCCGATGGCCGGTGATACGGTATTCCGTGCAGGTAACGATTCCGATCCAAATCGACAGGGTGTAATCTATTTGGCAACATCGGATACAAACGCGCCTTATATAGACGTATTAGATGGTCTGACTTCTCCTGATATGATTGATAAAACAAAGGTTCGTATTGGTAACGTATCCGGGATAACATCAAAGTATAAAGGCAATTTAGGACAGTTGGGTTATCATCATGGTATTTATATCAAGGGCGGTATCTTCGAAGAATGTGATATCTACCTGGAAGATGGAACAACTGTTTACCAGTCATTCCAGATTATAAACGGGAAGTTGGAAAGTGAGATATCTTCTATCAGGGATGCTATCAACGATAACGGTAACAATATCCTGTCCAATCCGACTTGGACGGCAGGACTGGATAAATGGGACTATACTCAGGATATCAATTTATTCTCTGCAACAAATGGGTGGCTGTGGTTTAATGCGGCTTTCTATTCTGATAAAAAGAGTTCAGTAGAGGTGATCCGGGACAGTGTATCCCGCGTTCTGCGTATGTATAAAAGCGGTATCACACAGGTTAATGGAAACCTGCAAAGCCGAGAATCTGGTACATACGTGATGCGTATCCGATACAAGGCTATAACAGCGGGAACATTGACTTATGGATTCTCAGGGAAAGAACTTTATAAGTCAACCCAGGTAACAGCCACAACAGAATATCAGGAAGAAACAATAACAGCAGAATGGGATGGTACTGGGGATTTCTCTTGCACTTACTCCGGTGACATATACATAAAAAGCCTTACGGTTATTTCAGATAGGATTGCAGCAATACGGAATGAATTCGAAACAAAGATCGAACAAACGGATCAAAAGATAGAATTACTTGCTACGCGTGTCACTACAACAGAAGAAGGTGTAACACAGGCACAAGCGAGCATTTCTGTTATGGCTGATGAAATTGCATTGAAAGCCACAAAGGATGAGTTCAACGCTTTGGGCAGGCGGGTTACTGCGAATGAAGCTTCGATCACTGTAAATGCGGATGCTATTAAACTAAAGGTGTCCCAGATTGATTTTGACAGCTTGGGACGTCGGGTTACATCAGCGGAATCGTCAATAGAGACAAATGCTTATCAAATAAGTTTAAAGGCTTCTCAGTATTCGGTCAGTAGTTTGACTGGTCGTGTATTATCTGCGGAATCGGCCATACAAATCAATGCGGATAATATCAGTAGCAAAGTAGCTGTAACTGATTACACCGGGACGAATATTGTCAGTATGATCAACCAGACGGCTGATGCAGTGAAAATTATGGCATCAAAAGTAGATATTCAGGCGTATAACTTGAATATGATCCGGAACTCGGGAGAGTGTCAGAACACCGTTTACTGGCAGGTAGACGGTGGAGCTTCTAATTTATCAGTATCGAATGGTTCTATTTCTGTTAATTTTTCAAACATTTCCGGGCGGTTATACAATCGAAGCCTGGCCGGTATTCAGTTGTTGGTACGCAGGAAATACACATTACGAATTAGCCTGTATTCTTCGGTATCTACAACTGTTACAGTATGGATCGGACCATATCAAACCGATATACCAGTATCGGTCGGAGACAGAGAATATACATATACGTTTACTGTATCCAGTAATACGGATGCTCAATTCTTTTGTATGGCTTGTTCGACTTCCTGTAGAATGATGGCACACCGAATAAAGTTTGAAGATGGTGAATACGCAACTCCCTGGACACCGAACCCGAACGATTCGATCTATTCTCTTGACTCCGATCTGGTAGCGGCTTTAAACGGTACGACAATTTCCGGAGGTTTACAGCTGACGACAAAGATAAAACTAGGACTGTTGTCGGGTGGTGTGTGGACTGAACAGGGTGGTATATCTGCGAACATTGATAATATCATGTTGTGGGCGGGTGGTACCTATGACCAGGCAAAAGCAGGGAATGTAAAGACTATACTTCGTCATGATGGCTCTTTAAAAGCAGAAGGAGAATTTGAGTGTGGTTCAAAAACAGGAAATAGATGTTTGTTATCCGGTGACGGACGATTCAGAATGTTTCGTGGAGAGGTGGAAATACTAAACTTAGGGTATTTTGTAGAAAGTGATACATACTACTATCCTTCATTGAGTATGACAAGAAAAACAAGTTCAGGAACTGCTTTTGGTGGAGTGACTTTAAGTCCTACAGAATTGCTGTTTTCCAGTCCGGACGGGCTAGGGTGTCTGTATGGAAATAATAATATGATATTTAATATAAACAAATTCCCGACTTCTGGAAGCATGGTAGGTGCCGTGTATAGGGATGGGAATACTTTAAAAATAAGAACATCATGAAAGTAAATTTTAATGTAGCGTTTAAGAATTTCGATGGATCGGATATCACAGAACCGTATGAAGTAGTAGAAAAGAAAATAGTTGATGGAAAGGAAATGGAAGTCACGAAGACAGACTATCGTCCTAAGATGATTTCTGTCATGGTTGCATCTGTGCTTTTTATCGGAAAAGAGTGCAAGACAGTTGAAGAGAAGATGACAGCCTTTAATTTATCCCAGCGTATTTATAAAGCAAAGGGAGCTATTGAAATAAGTCCTGAAGACGCTGTTTTAATCAAACGGCTGACTGCCGAATCTCTCATTGCCGGGGCTTATGCCCAGGTAGCCAATTTGGTAGAAGACAATATTAAAAAGTAATGTTATGGAAATCATATCAAATAAAATTAATCAGATAGCTACAACAGAAGTTTGTCCGGGTGTAATTAATACTTACACCTATTCTCAAGATGTTGGACAGCCGGTAACGGATATCCGGATCGAAATATCTAAAAACGGTAATAAGGTTGCCGGAGCTAATTACATGGGTAGTTCTAATCGACTTTTGATCGACGTAAATGATTACAAGTTTCTGACACCCGGAGAGTGCAAGGCGGCTTTGTCTGCCATGTTGGATGATATTGAAACAATTCTTGCAGATGAAGATCGTATACAATAACATATTGCCTGTTAAGGGTTTCACAGCTATGAACCTTTTCGGAATAATCTTTGCCCGAAATGAGTACAAACCCCTTGCCCGGCGAATACAGAATCATGAAGCTATCCATACAGTTCAAATGAAAGAAATGTTGTACATTTTCTTTTATCTCTGGTATCTGGTGGAGTGGTTGGTTAAACTTTTTCGTTATGGTCGGAATGCTTACGAAAATATCTCATTTGAAAGAGAGGCTTATACATATCAGTATGACTACTCTTATTTAGAAAAACGGAAAAAATATCATTGGATTAAACGACTATGACACAGGAAGAATTTGATAGTTTAGTTCAGCGGGTAACGAATGCGTTACAGGGAAGTTCAAAGATGGTAACCGATCTTAGGGTTGTAAAATCCTCGGTTGGCGTTAATCTTCTTCCGGGAATACTTAGTGGAGAACTTGTAGCCTTGGAAGCTGCTTCTTTGATGGGTACGGATGGCAAAACCCCATTATTTGAAGTTGGTTCTATTTCTTCCGGATTGGACGCAGATGCCTCTATTGTGCTGTCAGGAACAGACCCATCCGGTAATCCTATTTATAAAATAGGTCTTGTACTGCCTAAAGGAGATGACGGTGCAATTCCTTTTTTGGAATTTGGAAGCATTTCAACAGGAGAACCAGATACGGATGCGTCAGCCACTTTTAAAGAAAATGGAACGACAGAAGATGGACGACCAAAGTATAAACTATTCCTTACTATACCACGAGGAAGTAAAGGGAATAAGGGCAATGACGGAAAAACTCCGGTAATGGAAACTGGAAGCGCATCAAAAGGACAAGAACCGTCTGTGTCTATAATTCGTAACGGTGATGATCCATCAGGTAATCCAAAGTATAAAATAGACTTGGTTCTACCACAAGGTGATGCTGGTAAAAATCCGGTTCTTGAACTTGGAGAAGTTATGACAGGTGAGCCAGGCTCAGAGGCGTCTGCCGTCTTTATTCCGGTCGGACAAACCCCAGAAGGTAATCCGAAATACTCTCTGAAACTGACCATTCCTAGAGGGGATACGGGATTGCCTGGTAAGGGTTCCGGGAATGTCTCTGTAAATGGCTCTGATTTAATCAGAGGAAAACAATATCTTTTTGTTCCTTCTTCCGATGGAAGTACAGAAGGTTCTTTTGTTGAGTATATCCCTTTTAACGATGCTGAGTTGAGGGAAGAGATAGGACGAAATCTACAGTTGGCAAAAACATATACCAACGAACAGATTGCAGGTATTGTCCAATTCGACATAAAAGTAGTCCTGGTACTGCCGGATACAGGAGTTAAAGGAACGATCTATTTAGTTCCAAAAACAGGATCAGGAAACGACGTTCACAATGAATATATCTGGAATGAAACTTCTGGCAAATTTGAATTGATTGGTTCTACTTCTGTCGATTTGTCTGATTACTATACAAAGAATGAAGCCAATGGACGTTATGTCCTGAGAGAGACAGGCAAACGTCTTATAACAGATGCAGAAGGGACAAAGCTAGATGGTATTGAAGCCGGTGCAAATAAATATGTTCTTCCAGCCGGAGAAGGTTACAATTTCATTCCGGCAGGTGGGGCAGTGGGACAGGTTTTAACAAACACTGCTCCAGGTGTAGCTGAATGGGGAAACTCAAATAGTGAATATATCGAAATAGGTGATGTTACTCAAATAAATAGAGTACGAACCACTAGTGAATTGGATTGGGGTTCATTTATAAACGGTAACACAATAGAGGATATGGAAAGGGCATATCAAGAAAATATACCTATATATTCCCGATCCGAAGGTCCGTATCATTCATACAAGAAAGGTTATTCCCGATGTACTTCCATCATGCAAAGATATGATGGGGAGGTGGTTCATTATTTGTTATCTTTTGTCATATCCGAAGGTGTTACAAATTCTGACAATATATATCATTATTTGCTGGATTTGAGAGGTGTAACAGGCGATGGCTGGCGGGATGCTACTGTAAGGGCAGCATGTACATACGCCAAGACGGTCATTACTTCTGGTGAGAATATTCCTTTTACTGGCGGTTATGTGGTGTTTGATATGAGTATTAGCAAAAATTTGCTAATTGTTCCAGCAGGATTTTATCCACTTCATAACTCGGTTACTACTTTGCTAATTAGAAACACAAGTAGTTCAACCACTAAAATAACTTTTACCATCAAGTTAAATGCCAATGCTGGTTCAGAAGGTTCAAAACTGCTTATTGTATCAGAATTGCCAGAACTGGCAGGTAAAGAAGCGTGCGAACTTAGCATATTATGGGCGGACTGGAAATATACTGTTCGTGCGTCTGAACCTTTTATTTATAATGAATACGTAGAATAATGAACAGAAGAAGATCAATGCTATTTGCTTCCGGTAAAATTCCGGAAGGCTGGTATAAGCCCAAAGACACGCCTGCAGGTATATTTGTTTGTGTATATAAAAACAAACAAATATACTCTATTGAAGCATCTGTTTTCAATGCTGATCCCAGTAGTTTTGTTGATATTATTATGGGGATTACTGTTGTTACAGACAAAACCCGATTCATATTCTCAGAAAAAGTTTTGGATTATCGGACAAAAGTATGGGATTATGGAGATGTTGCATCCCCATCCTTAATACAAGGAGTTACAGCCGCGTCAAATGCTTCTGGGGCGGTAGCCGATTATAAAGGGAAAGAAAACAGCGAAGCAATATATGCGGTGTTAGGCTCAGAGGGTGAGGCTGTTGCAAAATGTTATGAACATGTATTTCTAAACGGGGAAAAAGGCTTTTTGCCCTCCGCAGGTCAAGCAAGGGTTATATATACCAATAGAGCAAGTATAAATGCATTATTGGCAAATATCACAGGAAGTCGTACTATCGGGGGGACTATTTATTACTGGACTTCCACGCAAGTAAGTGCATCTAACGCATGGAGAGTTAGAATGTCGGACGGATCGGCATCAAGTGGAGGAAAAAAAACTTTTAATTATTATCGGGCAATCATGGATTACCCAGAAAAATAAATAATCATGGCAACAACACGAAGAAAAGCACATTCGTAAATTGGTATTATAGGAGTATCAAATATAAAAAATTAGAGGTATGGCGGATAATAAAGAACAAGTAATATTAGAAGTAGTTATTAAAAATGATGCAGCATCGAAACATATACAAGAAAACAAAAAACGTATTGTAGAGTTACGTGAAGAACAAGCATTGTTGAACAAAACAACAAAAGATGGTAAGGATGAATATGAAGCTTATGCTATTGAAATAAAAAGACTCCGGACTGAGAATGTTGTTTGGACAAAAGAAATACGTAATAATAATAAAGCAATAAAAGATCAGGAAGGCAGTTTGCAATCTATGCGTGCTGAACTTTCCCGGCTGAATAAGGTATATGTAAATCTTAGTCAAATCGAAAGAGAATCAGCGAAAGGACGTGATTTGCAGAAGAAAATAAAGTCTCTCAACGAGGAAATTAAAACGTCTGAACAAAAGTTGGGTGATTATCGTCGTTCAGTAGGAGGATACGAAGAAGCTATAAAATCGGCTGTTAATCAAACTGGGATATTCTCTAAGATTCAGGGTACTCTTCGCGAAGTAATGTCTCCATTCCTTGCTTTGTACAAAAAAGTTCAGTTAGAAATCAAAACTCTTACCGCTGATTACAAATTGAACTCTGCTGCTACAACTCAAATGTCCGGAGCCCAAAAAGCGGCTGCCATATCTTCAAATCTGCTTTCTACGGGGCTGAAAATTTTGAAGATTGCCCTTATCAGTACCGGTATCGGTGCGATCGTTGTCGCGCTGGGTTCTCTTGTCGCTTATTTGACAAAAACACAGAAGGGAACTGAGTTACTGAGTAATGTCATGGCTGGATTGGGAGCAGCTATTAATGTTATAATTGATCGGGTTGCCAAATTTGGAGGTGCACTGGTTAAAGTATTATCTGGTGACTTTAAAGGGGCAGCTCAAGATATGAAAGCGACCTTTGCCGGTATTGGTGATGAATTACAGCGTGAAATAAAACTAGCTTATGAGTTGAACGATATCAGTCAGCAGTTGGAAAAGCAGGAAGTAATGTTGAATATGCAGCGTACAGCTGGGCGGAAAGAGATTGAACGGCTAAAAATGATTTCCGATGATACAACAAAATCGACCAAAGAACGTATTGCAGCAGCAAAACAAGCTAGCGAAATAGAACAAGCCGATATGAAGCAACAGATCGAACTCGGGGAAAAGAAGTTGGCTAATTTGTTAGGTCAGAAAGAAGTCACTCAGGAAGTTCGGGATATGTTAGAAGCTGTTTCTAGTGGATCTATGAAAGCCGATGATGCTATATCTAAACTTGGTCTTTCTGAGAGTACAATATCTGATTTGAGAGAGTTTTCAGATTTGTTTCAAAATGTGGTAGACAAACAACGTGATAGTTATACAAAACAGATTGAACTTCAAAATAAGACAAATTCCATTAGGAAGGAGAGTTCACAAAAGGCCCTGGAGATAAAAAAGGATCAGCAGGCTAAGGAACTTGAATTAATTCGTCAGGCTGAAGATGCAGCTTTATCTTTAGTTAAAGAAGGGATAGAAAAACAGAGACAGACGGTAAATGTTCTGTATGATCGGCAGATCGAAGATTTGAAACGTAAGCTCAGTACTGAAAAGAATTTAACTGATGCAGCAAAGAAAGCGTTGAATGATTCTATAATTCTGGCCGAACAGAAGTGTGATGCAGATTTGAAGAAATTATCTGATGAGTCTATCCAGGCTCAGATAAAAAAAGAAACTGAACGTATCCAGTTACAACTTGACTCTGTCAAAGAAGGAACATCGCAGGAACATAATCTTCGGCTTTCCCTTATCGAGCAGAATCGCCAGGCTGAACATGCTGCTAATTTGCAACAGGCTGAAGAACTCCGACAATCGGAAGCCGATATAAATGCAGCTTACAACAAATTGATAGCAGATGAAAACGAAGCATTCCGGAAAGAGCAGTTTGATAAGCAATCTGAATATATCCGCTTAGAATGGGAAAATAAGATTTTGAAGCTCCGAGAGGGAACATTGCAAGAATATGACTTAAAAGTGCAACAAGCCCAAGCTGACTATGACTTATTAGTAAATATGGATGTCGCAACCAAAGCTGCATTGTATGAATCGGATATCGAATATACGAATGCTGTACTACAAAGTCAGAAGAGGATAACAGAAGCAAAGCAGGCTCAGGTTAATGCGGAAAATGAATTTGTACTTATGCAGATAGAAGCAGCAACAACTGTTACTGAGGCTTTTTCCTCAATGATTGATACTTTTGCTGAAGATAATGAAAATTTGGCCGCTTTTGCTAAAACAGTAGCATTATTTAATATCGGTTTGAGTACGGCAGAAGCATTGGCAAAGGGGGTAGCCTCTGCTCAAGCAGTTGGCTTCCCTGCTAATATTCCTGCAATTGCTACAACTATTGCAGCCATTATGGCAAATATCGTAAAAGCAAAACAGTTGGTAAGCAAAGAAAAGAATCCGAAATATGCTGATGGTGGTGAAATCACAGGTCCTTCGCATGCTTCAGGTGGGGTTCTGATCGAAGCTGAAGGAGGGGAAGGTATTATAAATAAATACTCAATGTCTAATCCCTTACTGCGTTCTATTGCCAGTGCAGTTAATGTCGCCGGCGGTGGTGTTCCATTCTCTAATGTTCCAATATTCCCGTCGGTTTCTGGTGGTGGTTTTGATACAGCAGAACTGAAAGCTGTTTTCGTTGAAGCATTAAAGGAAATGCCGGTTCCCGTGGTTAGTGTTGTTGAGTTTACAGAGGTACAAGATAGAGTGAAAATGATCCAAAATAATTCGACTATATGAAAGTTCATGAAATATTAGCCTTTAATAAGGAGTTATTAGAAAAGCTCTATTCTGCTGGTTTGAATACATCTGATTTTTTACATGTCGATCTGTATAATGAGTATGCCCGGCTAAAAAGGGATGGATTGAAAAAGGCTTATATTGTTTCTTTCCTTTCCGATCAGTATAGTATGAGTGAACGAAAAGTGTATCAGGTCATTTCTAAGATGGAACGCTCTGTTTGAACTCTGTATTCTTTATTTCATAGGCTGTATCGTTTTATCGGTATGGCCTTTTTTTATTACTGCAAAATATGTGCAGTGCTTTTTCATTTTATCTTCTCTCTTAATGCACAATATGATATAAATTTGTACAAAAAGATGTTTTAAATATGGCGGTATTAAAGATTCACAGCGATATAGTAGATGAAGAGACAAGGCAAATGAACTTGTTTTGGACCGGAGTGGACGGAACTTCCTTTGATTCCGTCGATGCTTTCATTGAAAGTATTCCGGAAGACGATAACAATATAGAGTTACGATTGAATTGTCGTGGTGGTAATTGTATGGAGGGGTGGACCATTTATGATAAGTTACGTTCAACGGGTAAAGAAATAACAGCCATTATTGAAGGTAAATGTGCATCTATGGCTTCTATCCTTTTGTTGGCTGCTCCTAAAGAACGACGTTATGCCTATCAGAATGCTACACTATTGATACATAATCCTTATATACCGCCTTACACTTTGGCTGATGCTTATGATGCAGAAGATTTACGACGTATGGCGGAGGACTTAGAGGTCGAAACGACAAAGATCGTGAATCTATACGTTGATCGTACCGGCTCCGAGGAAGATGTACTGCGTGCCCTTATGGCAGAGGATAAATTTGTTGATATGGATAAAGCAAAGGAATTAGGCTTTATATCCGAGGTGAAGTCTCCAATATCCGCAAAAGAAAAGCAACCAAAGAAATGGAATCACTCAAAAATAAATAATATGAATCAAGAAAAAAAAGTAACAGTAGCACAGGCTTTTCAAATGCTAGGAGTAGCATTAGGAGTCGTTAAGGCTCCGATTGTCAGTCTTGATCTGTCAACGGCAGACGGAAGCACTTTAACAGTAGAACGTGAAGATGGGGAACCACAGGTCGGTGATACAGCATCCCCGGACGGAGAACATCTTATGCCGGATGGAAGTACAATCGTCGTAGAAGGTGGAGTAATAGCTGAAATCCGCGATCCGGAAGAGGAAAATAATAATGACGAATTGGATGCTGCCAATGCACGAATAACGGAATTGGAAGCTGAACTAACGTCTTTGCGTGCTCAGGCTAAAAGCCAGGACGAACTTGTGATTTTGAATAAGGTCAAAACTATGGGAGGTTTGGAAGGCTTGAAGAAAATTGCAAGTAGCTATGTTCCTGATGCGCGAGGTTTCCAAGGCAATCAAGGTGGACAGGGTGGAAACAGTGATCCGGTTTCTCTGATTGATAAAAAACTGGCTGAAAAACGTGATGCCCGTAAAAAGAAGTTTAACAGATAAAAAATGTTTGTATGCCTAAGTTAGATTTTACAAAATTAACCCCGACAAATCATGCAATTGAGAGTTTGCGTGATTTGTTAAACATGACTGTGTTTCAGGATGAAAACTTGGAGCAGTTTATTACGTCAATGGGTAAAATAGTCCACGGTAAACGCCTTGGCTTCATTGGAGAAATGGAAGATGTCGGTAATGAGGGGGCCGGTTGTAATCCTACCTACAAATCAGTAGGTATTCCGGCTGCTGAAAAGCAGTGGGAACTCGGGGACTGGGAAATTCCTTTGAATCTTTGCTATGAGGATTTGGAAGGAACGATCGCTGATTACTGTTTGAAAACTGGTACTGAAATTGGTGATCTTACATCTACGGAATACATGGATTACATTGTGTTACCCAAATTGGAAGAAGCCATGCGGAAGATGATGTGGCGTATTGCCTGGTATGGTGATAAAGATGCAAAAAATAATGCTGATGGAGGTGTGTTGACATCAGGTGTCGATCCAACCCTGTTTACGATGACCGACGGTTTTTGGAAGCGTATTTTTGCTATTGCTGCCGGTAACTCTAATCAATATACAGAAATCTCAGCGAATGACACTGCATCTTATGCAACCCAGAAATCAGGATTATTGACAAAAGGTGTTGCAACATCTTTGTTTGAAAAAATCCGAATGGATGCAGATGGACGCATTGAGGCAATGGACGGATCGGCTATTTTCTGTACGAAATCTTTGGCTGATGCTTTAGCCTGGGATGCAAAACAAACCTATAATACGATTATGCCGTGGCAGGTTCTGTTTGATGGTCTAAAAATCTCTGAGTGGGATGGTGTGAAAGTTTATTCTATCTCTTTGTTTGACCGATTCACAAAAAAATATCAGGATAATGATACAAAGTTGAATTTACCGCATCGTGCTGTATATACTTCACCCAGTCAGTTACTCATGGGCTATCCGGGTAGTTCTGCTATTTCAGAACTTGATGTGTGGTTCGAACGTAAAGAACGTATGAACTATATCTATTCAACGGGTAAGATCGGTACTCTTATCAAAGAGGACGAACTGATTCATGCTGCTTATTAATAATCCGGGGTATGGTATTCTGTACCCCATCAAATACTCATAGATATGGCAGATTGCGAAAGTTTAATTAAAAAAGATATTGATATCAACTGTGATACACCGGTTACTCGTGGTTTGGAAGCTAATGCAGTAATCATTAATCGTTCGGATATTGATTTTGCAAAAAGCGTGTTTGCTACAGGAAAAAGCAATGTTCTTGAGGCTCTTGTTTTGAAGACAGGAAAGAAAGGATATAAATGTTTCGTACCGGGCAAAACACCCTTTACCGGGACTAAAACAAGTCTGAATGTTGGAACCTATGTAAATACATTCAATAATGAGTTTGCAATTGTGATCCTTGACAACGGACCGGAAACTAGCGAAAGCATTATTGATGGTTTGGCAAATGGGACGTTTGTAGTCGTTTATGAAAACAAACATAAAGGTACAACGAAAGATGCTGCATTCCAGGTTTCCGGTTTTTATCAGGGTATGACTGCAACGACATTGGAGAATGACAAATACAGTGAGGAAACTGAAGGAGGTTGGAAAGCTGTGTTGACAGAAGAACGGGCCCCGAAATCAGGTTTGTTCCTGCATAAAACTGATTATGAAACGACAAAGGCTTTGTTTGATAGTTTGATTGCAGCAGCTTAATACTGTATAGGTATGAGAGTGGATGAACTATTGACAAAAGAAGTGATCGAGCGTTTTCGTCTTCGGAAAGAAACACCGCAAGAACGGGATACGCTCGTTTCTTTGGCTTCTAAAGCTCTATGTCGCAAAATATCCTACACTTGTAGGAACTGTTATTTTGATGCGTTGATGGAACTCGTCAACCTTTATAAAACTAATCGAATATTATTTGAGGAACGTATGAAAGAAAAAAGATATCAGATTGCCAGAGGTGTGTGTATGCCTCTTGGTTTTGGTTCCAGTCGTATGATCGTGTACCAGAATTGTACGGATGAGTTAGCGATCGAATTTTTGTCTTTGGATGAAAAAAACAGTAAGTATTTTGAACGTCTGCCTGATGGATGGAAGGATGATGTTGCAGAATATTTGGATAAGTTGTTAGGGAAAGAACATATTCCTATTGAATTAACTTCTGCCGAATTGGATGCTATCGCCGATATGAAAAGAATGCTTATTGAAGGTATGACAAAAAGAGCTGTAAAGGCGCATTTTGTGGCCTTTGATAAGGTTGGTGATGTGAAAGTAACGAAAAAGTATATTGATTCTTTACTGAAAGAGGCATCTGAACAATTGAAGGCAGAAAGTGAGAAGAAAACAGATGATTCGGGTAAAGATGGTGCATTGGAGAACGGAGAAAATCCGGATCAGACGGAAGTGGATTAATTGATACAATAGACTTGTGAAATATGACAATAGATGAAGTAAAAATACCGAAAATACGTATTCCTGTAGCTGATGTAACCAACCTGGATATACAAAGTTATGGAAAGGGGAATAACTATCCTCAGATGATATTGCAGTTGTTGGGGGCTTCCAGTAATGCAAAAAGTTGTGTTGGTCGGTATGCAAAATTTATTAGAGGTGCAGGTTTCAAAGATTCCTTATTTTACAAGTCTATTGTCAATATGAAAGGCCAGACATGCGATACTTTGCTAAGACTCTGTTCTGATGATTTGGCAAAATTTGGTGGATTTGCTTTGCATATAAATTACAATCTTCTATGTGAGATTACCAGCGTTGAGCATATTCCTTTTGAAGACTGCCGTCTGTGTATTGATGATGATACCGGATATATAGCCAAAATCGGCATACACCCAGATTGGACCTGTTCGAAGGGAAAGAAAAAGATTAAGAAACCCAGTAAAAATACTATTGCCTATACAGATGTGTTTAATCCTAATCCCGACGTTGTACTATCTCAGATTGTGGCAGCTGGAGGTATCGAAGTTTATAAAGGTCAGACGTTATATGTGTCAAAAGATGGGTTCATGGTCTATCCATCTACCATTTACGACAGTGCCATTACTGATATAAGCACCGATGAAGGTTTGGCAAATGTTCGTTATCGTAATGTCAGGAGTAATTTTTTGCCGATGGGTATGTTCGTTTATCCCAAAGGACAGAAAGTCATGGTAGAAGATAAAGATGGAAATTGGGTTGAAGGGACAGAATATCAGAATGGTTTTGATGCAGCGAAATTTAAAGATTTTCAAGGTGATTCCGAAGCATGTAAAATTTTAGGTGTAGGGCGTGAAGATGGAGACGATGTTCCTCAATTTGTCGAGTTCCCAACCAAGAATTTCGATAAAGACTTTACTGTAACGAAGGATGCTGTAGCGGAGGAAATACATGCAGCGTTCAATCAGGAGGTATTTTACCGTATTCGTTCCGGTGCACTGGGGTTTTCAAACGACATTATTAATGATGCCTTTAACTTTTATAATGCTATGACGATCGACGAGCGTGTCCTGATGGAACAAAGTTTCCGATCTGTGTTCTCACATTTTGCATATCCGGTTAATCAAACAAACGACTATTCATTAATTCCTTTAAGTTATGAAGTCCAATCTGTTTAATAAGCAATTAACGGACGTAGATAGTGTAAAAACTACCGTTCGCCCCATGTCAACGCATGTTGATGTTGAAAAAATACTTGTGTACATTGATGAATCCCAGCAGCAGGATATCAAGAATGCTTTAGGTGATAACCTTTTCATTGATTTGCTCCGGTATGTCAATCGATCAGAAGGAGAACCGGCCAACGGTGCCTATGATAATTTACTTCATGGTGGTATCTATAAAAATGGGAATGATGAGTTTATTTTCTCAGGGCTTGAAAAAGCGCTGAAATATTTCGTTTACGCTCGTTTGGTGAAACATGGAGACAGGAACCTGTCACGGGTGGGATTGATGCAGAATCAGGTTGAATATAGCTCACATGCGGAGTTAAAAGAAAAACAGGAAGAATATAAAGAGGCTTTTTCTATTGCTGAAGAACTGATGAATGACTGTCTCCGGTATATCAAGCATAATTCAGATAAGTTTCCTAAATGGAGAAAAGGAAGCATTACTCCGGTTCGTGGTCCTGTAATTTCTAAAATAGGGGACTGATGGAGAACTATACAGATAAATTTCTTTTTGGTCTGATCGAGTTTTTTGCTTGGGCGAAATGGCTTTTCTTCCTGGCTTTGGTCTTGACACTGGGTGATCTGAAATTTGGTATTGCAGCATCCCGGTATCGGAAGGACCCGATCAAACGATCGCGGGCAGTCAGGCGTACAATGGATAAGATTACAAGCTATATCATTTGGGTTGTAATGGCTTATTCGTTCGGACAGGCGTTTGGTCAACCTTTTGGAATTGACTTGTTACCGCTCATCATCCTACTCGTTATATACGGTGTTGAGTTAGAAAGTATATATGTCAACTACTTTGCTGCACGTGGAAAGCATGTAAAGGTGAAGTTCTTGAATTTCTTTGGAAAGAAAACAGATATAATAGAAATAGAAGGTGATAAAAATGAGACAGATAAATAAAATCATAATACATTGTACTGCATCGCGGGAGGGACAACCCCTAACAGTTGTGGATATTGATAAAATGCATCAAGCACGCGGATGGAACGGTATCGGCTATCATTACGTAGTTTATGCTGATGGATCAGTTCATAAAGGGCGACCTGTAGAAAAAGCCGGGGCGCACGTTTCAGGGCATAATGCGGACAGTATAGGCATTTGTTATGTCGGTGGACTAGATGGTTCCGGAAATCCCAAAGATACCCGTACCGAAGCGCAAAAGGCTGCCATCAGTGAATTGGTGAATGAATTGTGCCGGAAGTATCCGAACGTTATAGAAGTAAAGGGACATCGAGATTATTCACCTGATCTAAATGGTAATGGTGTGATTGAACCTTTTGAATGGTTAAAGGTTTGTCCCTGCTTTGACGTACAGAGTGAATTTACTTCGTTCTTTCCCAATGTGAATGTGAAACCATGAAATGGGGGATAATACTTTGGTGTCTGTTTTTTTTATCCGGGTGCGGTTCTAAAAAGCAGAGTTACAGATCGGAAACGGTTAGTACGGCTATCAGTAGTCAAAAGGATAGTTCCCATGTCACGGAATCTGTTCAGCGGACAATTACGGAGTTACTGGAGTATAAAGGAACCGGTATCATAACTATAACAGAGTTATCCAAGCCGGACAGTATCGGGAACCAATATATTGTAAAGACTACCCAGATGGATATCCATTCCGAACAAAAACGATCGGTGACAACGGAAGAGAATAGTGATAAGCAGGAGACGAATACATCTATCCAGGTAAAGGATGAAGGTATAAAAGAGATTGTTACTGATGATGTGCTGATTGATCGGAGGTTTGTTTTACCTAGCTGGGTTTCTGGGTTGATCGTTATTTTGTCCGGTTGTGTAGGTTTGTGGATAGCAAAAAAACTTAAATAGATTTTTTCTCATAGTATATAGTTTAGTTAGTAATGTAGACCGTTTTGCCTGAGATAGGTAGAGCGGTTTTATTATATCAATCTATTAAAGTTGATTTTTAATAAAGAAAAAGCATTTGTTTGTTTGTTAGTAACAAACTTATTCATACATTTGTAATGTCATAATAAACGCGGGTGACGTCCGCATAAGTTCTTTACATTATGGAACAATTGTTCAAAGCTATCCTGGAGATAGCAAAGCAGAATCCTGATGGATTCACGGTTGACCTTACAACCTTAAAAAAGGTCACAAAGGGAATTTCAGTTGCTTATCTTGAAACCCAAGACAGTTTCGGTGAAGATGGACTGAAAAGAGTTCTTAACCATGCTTTAGAGCACGAAAAGAAAGTCGGTGGATGGCTGAATGAGGAAAACCAAGCGTTTTATTTTGACAGCATCCGGATTTTTACAAACCTTGAAGAAGCAAAGCAATTCGGGCGTGAAAATAAACAGATTGCAATTTTCGACCTATCGCATTTGAGACTCATCAAATTGTGAAACCGGGGAGAGGTGAAAGCCTCTCCCTCTCCCTTTTTTAATAAAATAACCGATTGTCAAATCGTAAAATGATAGTTTGTATGAAAAATTTAGATTTGTTACCTCTGTCAGTCGAGAGTAAAAAAAGACTGGAAGAATTTGCAAAACAATATAAGCGTTATGCTCATATTGTTGTTGAAGTGGTCTCTTTTAGTGAAGATCGTTTGATTGTCCGTGCCGAACAAAAGGATATGGTCAATAATGTCTTTCTTTCAAAAAAGGAACTAACAGAACGTACCCGCGAAATGTTTAAGGGGGAGATACCTGAAAACTGGAAACTTACTGTGTCTGCTGTAAACTTTGATCGTAAAGATATTGATAATATGACCATAGACTGGGTTAAATCCCGTATGGAACGTTTAGGATTGCGTAATAAACATCTTAGTAACTATACCGGAATAGATAAATGTACATTGTCATCTTTGCTTTCGGGAGATAAGGAGTTTACGAAATGGCATAAGGTTGCACTTTACTATTTCTTTAAATATTATGAAGTTGCTAGATTCTGAAAAAAGTATTTAAAAAAGAAGAGCTTCCATTGGGTAGTAGTTTTAGGGTAGACATTTACCCTGGTTCAAATACGCTTTTGATTACACAATTGTATTTAGTCTGGCGGGCCCGGTAGTTAATTCTGCTGGGCTTTTCATTCGGGGACAGAATAGGGGACATTTTGGTTTCAGTTTAGTGTTAAATCGTTCTTGTGATATAGTTGGCGAGTTTTGATTGAATGTTGATTTTTCGGAGATATTCATATAGAGAGAAATAGAGTTGAAGAAGTCGTATGTTCTGGTAGAACAACAAAAAAAGGTTTGAAATTCAATTTCAAACCTTTTTTTATTTCTCCTTATTCATTTTCTTTTCCCCATCTGAAGCCGATGCGATCCAGTAGTTGGATGCGTTCGCTGCTGAGTTTACCTCTTCTTCTCAGATAGCCCATTCGCATCCACCAGGAGTAAAGGGATTCTTCTTTTTCGCTCTCGTTCCCAGTCCTTGAGCGAGGGTATCGTTTTTCGTTTGTTATGAATTCGCTGAACTCATGGTACCTTTCGATCCATATCTTTTCGAGTCGTTCCGGCGAACGCCCGTTGCTAGACTGGCTGTCGGACCAGTCAAAACCCAGGTCGGTCAGCTTTTTGATCTGCCTGGGGGTTAGCGTGACGCTTGTATCGTTGCCGTTTTTGTAAGCTCTCATTTTGCTGCACCATTTAGCCAGTCGCGATTCCTCCTGGTCTCTGGTGTGGGCAGGCCAACGGCCGGTGTTGTTGTAGTAATCCCTGACCAGATTGAACGATTCCTTCCAGCTTCTCCTTTTGTTGTACGCATACCAGTTGAATCCAATGTCATCCAGCAATTTGATGCGTTCTTTATTCTGTTTGGTCTTAGGTGTGTTTTTCCGGGTGATTTTTTGGGTTGCACACCAATTGGACAACTTGATCTCTAGCGGGTCCGAAGCACTGCTGGAAGGCCAGCGTTGTTCTTTTTCCCGGAAGATTTTCAGGTTATTATAATTATCCTGCCACCGTTCCGTATTTTTCCGGATCTTGTCTGCGTCGATTCTGTCGATTAATTCAATCTGTTTTCCAGTAAGTTTTTCCGGAGAATGGTTTCTGAGGTACCTGCATCTGCTAATCCATAGGCCCAAACTGCGTTCCTTTGCCTCTTTCGCCGTAGGCACAGGCCATTTGTTATGTTTATCGTAAAAGACAATAATAGCACGCAAGATGCCGTTTCTTTTTTTCTTTCTTTTATTCATATACTTACTACTCTGGATCTTCTTTGTCTGTTATGTATGCTCAAAGATATTCAAATATTTGATTTTTAATAATATCATTTTGACAGAATGTTATTTTATCCCTGTTTTCTATGCTTTTTTACGGGAATATTCACTTCTGTTTTCAAAATATCAGAATCTCGTGAAGATAAAGGAATACAAAGCGCTTGTATTTTATCCGTTATGATGTTGTTTTGATTCGCATTATATTTTGTCAACCAGCATCAAAAAGGCTTTCTTTTAGTTCTTATTTTTAGTCTGATTTCTACTTTTCATCCTTTTAGGGAGATTGTTAAAAAAATCATCCGTATGATTTCATAAATTCATCCGCACAGTTTGCACAAAACTTCCGTATGTTTTCCCTCGAACATACGGAAGAATCGAAAAAACATCCGGTTGATTTTCTGCATTGCCTTTGAAAACCTCCCGAAATTTCCCTTATTTTACCTCTAAGCAACCAAAACTCCTATTTGTGTGTTAGTAAAGAATTTAAAATTCTGACATTTGGAGAGTATAATCACTAAAAAAACAACAGAAATGAAAGCGAGAAAAAAGAAAGAAACGTTGCTGCTGGATGACTTTTTCCGACAGCAGATCGCACATCTGGATGAGAACGAGAACCATTTTACCGCCGCCAACTACCGGAATGCCCGGCAGTCGGTCCGCCGGTTTGTCGGTGAGGAATCCGGCTGTTTTCCTCTGAAAGAGGTGACCGGACAGTGGGTTTCTGATTATGTCGTGTATATGCAGGATACGGACAAGCTGTCTGCCAGCAGCGCCGACTGTTATTACCGCATCCTGCGTGCCGTCTATAATAAAGCCGTCAAACAGTCCCGGGTGGAAGAGGCGGAAGAATATCCCTTCAAATATATCAACATCGCAGTTCCGCCGACATTGAAGCGCGCCCTGTCGGAGACAGAGGTCTGCCGCCTGCGCGATGCGAAGCTGACGGGCGAGAAAGCCCGTGCCCGCGATGTCTTCATGTTCCTTTTCTATGCCCGTGGAATGTGCTTCGTCGATCTTTTCAAATTAAAGAAAAGCGACCTGTACGGCGGGTATATCAATTACAGCCGCAGTAAGACCTCTATGCCGTTGCGTGTAAAGATCATCCCCGAACTGCGCGAGCTGATCGACCGTTACGAAGAGGAAGACAGCCCGTACCTTTTCCCCTTTCTGCACCGTAACCGGTACCATAAAGAAAAGGAAGTGGCGGAACAAAGCGCCCTGAAACGGGTCAACCGCCAGCTGGAAGAAATAGGAAAAGCGCTGGATTTTCCTTTCCCCCTGACCACTTATGTGGCGCGCCATACCTGGGCGACGCTGGTGGAATCCTGCGGAACGGCAACGGCCATCATCAGCCAGGCGTTGGGCCACAGTTCGGAAAGGGTGACACGTATCTATATGAAAGGAATGCCCTCGCATGTGATCGACGAGACGAATGAAGAGATGCTGAATGCATTGATCCGGTATAATTCAAAGAAAGGAAAGGGCAAAAATAAAAAATGTCTGATTCCTTGCAAGAATCGGACATCTCATCGTTCTGTTAAGATTAACCCATGA